CTCAACGGGACCACTGCTTTTACAAACACCTCTTACCCCATTAACCCTGGGATTGACACAACATTCCCGTGGTTATCTCAATTAGCCGCCAACTACGAGCAATATAAGATGCACGGTCTTATATTTGAATATGTGACAACGTCCGCCACGGCTGTCTCAAGCACCAACACGGCGCTAGGACAGGTGGTAATGGCAACCGATTATGATGCATTAGACGCGTCCTTCATAAGTTCGCGACAAATGCTTGCATCCTTATACTCCAACTACGGAGTGCCATGCACTGGATTGACCCATGCGGTGGAATGCGCCACACGAAAATCGTTTTCGGACGTATTGTACGTCAGGCAAGGAGCACCACCGGCGTCGTCAGACTTGCGTCTGTATGATGTAGGGAATTTTCAGATCGCTACGGAAGGTATGCAGTCCGGGGTGACACAAATCGGTGGACTATGGGTCTCTTATGATGTGACATTCATGAAGCCCGTGTTACAAGACGCCTCGACAGACAGTCAATCTACCTTGGTACTTAGCTCAGTCTCTGGTACTACCGGAGCATTTTCGAGCACCGCGCCAATTTACGGGAACTTACCGATCAATTACTCGGTAACGTCCTCTAACTCAACGGCAAACCTGTTCTTCCCACAGACTAATGTGGGAGATGTACTGCTGATTAATCTCAGCACTGGTGCGAATACCAACAGTATGAGCTTCTCTGTCTCAACCGCTTTCAACATCCTGAATAATACGAATTTGTATGCGGGTGGGGCGCTCTCTTCGGTTCAAATTAACCGGATTGGGCCATCCACAGCGTCTCCTGATGTAGTTTGGCAGGCCACGCGTTCGGGCACATCAGCATGGTCGAGTGCACTAATCTGCACCACCTTGTCCGCGGCTTCTCAGTCGTGGCCATGGGGTACCGTGCCATTGCCTGAACCTCCCAAGAAATTGGAGCGGGTGGTACTAAAACCACCCATTCGGCACGGATTTCCGTTTCACGTACCGAAGCGAAGTGAAGATGAGAAACGAGAGGAGGAGCACATTGAGTGCAAACAAGAGGCGAGTGACGAACTGAGGGACTGCGAGCCAGTCACGGACGCAGGCATAGCACCATTGGATGTCGAGCCATGGATGCTTGTCAGGCCTATACCTGATGCCAAGCGAATTCTGAGCTACAATACTCGGAAACTTCTACCTCTACGTGATCGTCCTGCCCCCGTTACCTTGGCAGAGGAACTCTGGGATGCACTTGAGCCAGCC